TAACGCTATACCACGACAACTATTAACCTAATAAATAAACATGCAAACCTCCCATATAGTTATAAAAAGAGAAGTCATCGCCAACAGCAAACAAGACGTCAAAGTTTGCGTTGGCAAAGTTGGTAATGGCTTTCACAATACTCAAAGTAGGGAAAGACAAGTAAGGGTTGGATAATTGATAAGACGTCTGATATCCAACGGGGGTGAACCTCAATGATGTCACATCGGCGATGCGAAAATCACCACTTTCACCAACTGAACCGTCACTCTGGACGGAACCACTCGGATAAACAATACCCTGAGTGTTCACTATGGTTGGACTATTGTCCAATTGTAGTGTGTTGGAAGTGGTCATTGTAAAACTCGCGTGGCCGCATGCAGCTCCACTCGGGTCCCTCTCCGGGGTACCATCAACAATTCTGTACCGCACCGATCCGGACTGGCCAACAAATGCCAGTCTAAAGTACCTGTACAAATCACTAATGGTAGTCCACTCCACCATACACGAGCCGTTCAACTCCGACGTTGAGTACGGTGGTGGACTCATTGGCAAAGGGGTAATAATCTGCTTGGGGGCAAGGAGGGTGCTACTAGCATCCCCCCCAATGTTAATTGCACCCATGTAAGAATACCTCTTCAACAATGCCCGGAGGGATACAATCCTTTCCCCCGCGGACTTTTCCGTGATGCCAACGTTGGCCACCGGAGGACCACCGAAGCGACAATGGGAGCGACCCCCAGCAAACGTCAAGCTGGAGCTCTCCGATTGCGCAACTGCAGGTCCAACGGGCACATAACCAAACGCTGGCACATCATCCTTAACACCATAGACTTGAAAGTCTGGTCCAGCTCTTGCATAAATCAAAAGATATGCACTAGAATCGGAAATACACTCAATGGTACGAACCGTGGTAAAGACCAAGGTCCCATTATAGTATCCCGAGCTAGGGAGCGACGCCGGGTCCGTTGGTTCCCCATCAATAGGTAACCAAGGAACATGCGAAGACCATCCAATTTCAAGCTCAAGTTCTGCCCCAGGTCTGACGTCCAAATTACATGACTCCAAAGAGGTGTAAGACGTCCCACCAATGTTAGCCCCGAAACACTCTGGTTCGTAACTCACGTTAATGGTACCATTGTGGAATGAACTTGCCACAACACGGATGGTGTAGATGATGGTTCCTCGCCATCTGCAAAACGGCAGGGAGGTATGACACAAAGGTGTCAACGCCCACCTACTGGGTGGCCCTACCTGCGTTCTGCCCGACAGCGTGGGACTCACGGCCAGAGTTCCAATCACTGTTCCAACCGGTTGAGCGATGGTCATGGAGTAGGAGGTGACCAAACCCTTACGGGTAAACAGCGTACTCAACGCCATTTCATCATCCTCCACACCCATATCATCAAAATCAACTGCCCGCGTCACATCACTAGTGAACGCTAACAGAGACGCCGTATCGGCAGCATCAGTCACCGAAAGGTTTCCCCTTCGTGCTGTGTACAATTGTGCACCCTTTGGCTCGACGGACCCTCTGGTCCATCCGAACAAACTGGATACTGACCCAACTGCACTTGCCACCGCACGTCCAGCCTCTGCCGCGCCTCCCATTCCGGGAATCACTGACAGCGTTTTCATGATCCCACCAACTCTGTCCGCAGCGCGTTGTACTGGCCCCGGCCCACTAGATTGCGCAATAGCAATCTTACGAGTGGGCGCCCATAGCCACAATTGCTCCGGCCACACTGAAATGATCACCGTGGAATCCCCGACAGCTCCACCAACGCGATTGTATACCGCATTGTGAAATCGGAGAAACCCAAAATTGGCGAATTGCCCAGTGGCTTCAGTTGGCACAGCGTCTCTGGGGTCACACCATGGAATCACAAATTCCTTGACCCCAGGGACTGCCGCATCAACCTCCACACCCAACCGCGATGAAGCGATTGAGTAGGCCGTCTCATCTTGTAGAGCGTTCTGGGCTGCATTAATGCCCGGACGCCAACACACGGCTGCCTTACCATACGAGTAAGCACTCGCGGAAACCTCAACCCTAACACGGAGATTCAACCTAATCTTGCCCACACCCTGAAGGTGGGCCAAGACCACCGCATTGTTGAACCACAACTGGAAAGGATTGATGTCGCTGTAAGTGTAACCCGTCGTCCACTGGATTGTCGACACGATCACCGGTCGCTTTAGGAACTCGCTGGGCATGATAGCCTTACCATGCTCCGCCAAAGGCCTCGAAATGGCCTTCGGACGCATCCCCTCTACAACTAGTGTCGTGTCCGTTGACAACAACCCAGCCTCCTCTACCTCATGACTCTCCACGATATTTGTTTGTTGGATATTTTCAGCGAGAAATAAATAAAAGGGTACGACTTTCTCATTACGCACACAGTTTTACACGGGTCACGTGCGCTCAAGGGGACTGCCCAAGACGCAGAGGTGACAGGCAGCTAGAATCGGCAGCCACTCCCCGTGATACGGAGCAGCCTTTTGACACCTATCTATCCAGCCACCTCCCCACCCTCCGGTGGGGGGTCTATTAAAATCCGGGGGCGACCACGTCCCGGAAGTGTGCGCCTAAAGGCGCATCTTAAAGTCCACGTCCGGTAACTCCCACAGAACCATACCGCCAGAATCCCATCTGGCAGCAAGTTCGGAGTCCGGGGTGAACTTCGAGATCTTTGCACCCACTCGTGGGCACAGTTCGAGAATCCTCGACCGGATCCTCTTTTGCGTGACTGGATCATGCATCCATGCTTCCTCCCACGCCGTGCGAAGTACGCTACGATGGCGGGCCTCGTCCAATTCCTCATCACCCTTTGGCTCAAACGCCAACAGGGACTTGTATATGGACGATTCCTCCAATGGTGCGTACACGCGCCCATCCGCTTTACGGAATCCGCGCTTCAAAAATCGCAAGGCATGGGGTGGAACAGGGGCAATGGCCCCCTTGTCGGAACCATTAGTTGCCACAGCACCCAGCTGTAAAGCAATCTCCGAGAACTTGTCCATCGGGAACCGCTTCATCTGACTGGGTGGCATACACACCACTCCATCATCACCATAAAGTGCCTGTCTCTTCCTACGCAAGGAACAGAACTCAGGCCACTTTAACTTCCCACCGTCCATTCTCCTAAAAATCAAAAATAGGAGAACGAGGTGATACACTGTGTTAACTGTCGTCGTCATGAAACGCCCCGTCAGGTTGCGCACATACGCTTCCACAACCGAGTCGTCCACCGACAGTAACACATAAATAGACGCATCCACATCAGACATGACGAGCCTCCACTCAGGAGACCCTTCTTCATATCCGTAGTAGTGACAAGCGGCCCTCGTAAGAGCCACCATCACCGCACGGTGAAGAACATACTCCAAGCATTTGTCAAACTTAGAGAAGTCCACGTCGTAGCAGAAAACGTCTACTCCGTCTTCAGGCTCGACTAAGCCCTCAAACAGCACAGCCCACTCAGGGCCGGCTGCGTTAATCCCCAGGCATGAACCCAATGGCGCTAACTTCGCCAACATCAACCCGAGAGCTTCCTTGTAAATCATTCTCTCCAGAATGTACTCAGGCATTCTCTCAGCGTTAACGATGCGAGTTCGCATCGCCTCATGCTTGGACTGGGAAATCAACTCATCCTTCAGGAAGGCCTTGGCCTGCGTGGCCACTACCTCCCCACTTGCTCTGAAGTCAATGAGGGACCGGACCATGCGACGCACCTCAGGCGCCGCGTAGACCGCGATCCCACCATCCTCCATGACAATACCGGGATCACCAATCATGTACTTCCCCTTGCACCCCCCATTCATCATGCCTGAAGAGGTGTTTGGGTTCACATTAACCACGTGATCTCCCTTGCGCAACGCTCCATCAACGTCGGCAATGGACCCATGGGACCCAAAGGGCACCCCCTCCGTTAGCGTAATAAAGAGACCTTCCTCAACTAAACGCACTTCTTCAGGGGAGATATACCCAATGGCATCATGGGCACTCATGCCATACGCAAAAGGAGACACTTCCACATTGGCTGCAAGCTCGGTGTCATACCGAGGCTCCGTCTTCATCGGAGCTGGCATGAACGCCTTGCCCATCTCAGCCAACCACATTGCCGCCTCCCTCTTGAAGGGACTCTCACGTAGGTTTGAGGTACTAATACCGGTTGGTTTTGAAACCACACCGATAACGTCCCCAAGTACCTCACCAGGTGCAACAGACCGATAAGCGTACAACCCCCTACGCGGAGGCTGGCGCAAAAAATCAAATTCGGGGCGTAGCGCTATCTCACTCAGAGATTGCGCCACTGCAACATCCGTTGGTAAGGGCGTTGGGAAAAATCCTTCATCCACTGGTAGGGACAACCCCTCACCAGTGTGCCCGACTGCAATGTGCAGTGACCCCAAAATGTACCCGCCTTCAACCTTCTTTACAATGGGTCGAAAACAGTCACCCGCCTTGGAGACATAGTTATCGAAACGACACACGTAAACCTCAGTCTCACGCATACACTCTCTACGAGCCTTAGCGTAAGACCTGGGCTCCACTGCAATAATGGTGCCTCTCACGTCACCTTCCTTGGTACGACCAAGCATCTCCACCTGGTCACCAACAGCAAACCTTCCAAACCTCAACGTCCGTCCAAGGCATCTAACACCTAGGGACACAGAATTTGGCAGGGACGCAACGTCCTTCTGCTCATCAATGACCATATCTGATCGTGACAAAAGCCAATTCTCACTCAGACCAGAAAACGAGTTATACACAGTAACTCGCGTCCCATCGGCCATCTTGTGGAAAACATGGGCTGGGGCAACCAATCCAGTACGGTACCGCAACGCATGCGATCCGTCCAGGATGTTACCCTTGTCATCAAACATTCTCACAAAGGCAATGTTAGTCCTCAACTTCTCCACAGCATCGGACGACATCACCTTCGAGGGATCCAACAAACTGCCCCTCAATGGTGCAGCAGTTGGCGGTATATCCAAGGTTTGGACCAGCTTTTCCCCTAATCTGTGCACCCTGGTAGGTGCATCAGCCCACATTCCAGACGTGGTTGTAAAGGAATCACTGGCATACACAATGGATTGAGCTTCCGCAACGGTTCCAGCTTGTCCGCCAAACAACTTAGTGCGCACTGCACCCAACCTCCCTTGAGAGGCCGGTACTGCCGCATTGATTGTTGCGGAAGCGCCCACAATCACCATGAGCACATAGAACGCCTTCATTCCGGCCTTCCAGCGGTGCTCCATGGCTATCGAGGGTCTCACCTTCGCCTTCACCGTACTCACCAGCGTCCTGGCTCGCCCCCACTCAGGTAGCAAGCTAGACTCAAAAAGATGAGCACGCGTTATCCCGGAATACACCTTCTCGGATGCACATGAGCCAACCTTAAAGCCCTTCAAAGCTAAAATAGCCCACTGCACACGCAACGGTGCAAATAGAATAACAACAGTCTTGCGCGAAACGCCATATTCCTGCGCAACCCGCGAAACGAGCGCGTACACGACCACGGCAATGGAGACAATCAAACTGATCATTACTCCAAAGCCCATGGATACTCCGAATACGAAGCTCACCATTAACGCAATTTTCGCAATGTCCGAATAGGTCCCGTTCTCAACGGCACCCTCCGACTGCGCTTGCGCGGGGTACATCCAATTAAGGAATCGCCTGAAATGGTAAGACTCCACCAGCTCCTTCATGTAGTTATACACAAAACTCACGAATGTCAGAGCTCCAAAGTAGGGTCCACCAATGAACGTCATCGCGACAACACTTGGGATCACAAAAACCAAGTACAGTCTCAATGCTTCATCCTGGCGTTGCCGCCTAGCCATTTCTCTTCGATACAAGCGCAGATACTCTTCACGTTCTGCACGCATATCAAGATCATCACTTTCTCCCTGAGCCTTGGCAACGTTCTTTCCCCCAATTTCCATCTCTGGAAACAAGGGAACGTCACCCCTCAGGAAACCGCCCAACTCATAGGCGGCTTGGAAAACAGAATCGCCCGTCCGGCTCACCGCCGCAACGGCATCCGTTACTCGCGATCGCGCCGAACTGTCCGCTCCCTTTGGTTCACTAACCCAAGAGAGAACGTCGTAGTCCAGTTTTGACCAATTGTGTGGCTTCAGGATTTGCCTGGGCCGCCACAAACGAACTCACGTTAGCAGCGACCTTGCCTTCAACTCCACTCAACATCTTGGCAGACATCAAGTTGGCAAGCCACTTCACGAATCCACTCATGTTGCCACGGTACTCAACCGTAGCATCATAGTTGGTCTCATCGTCCTTGCGAACCTTCCGCTTTTCGACCACAAAGGTAACAGCCTCATCAAAGGCCTCACCTTCAATGGCCTCTCCATTCTTGTCTACTAAACGAAGGGTTCCATCCGGATTCTTGTACTTGTCCGACACGACAAGGTCCACCCAGATACTACGCCTAAATAAAGCAGTAGGATCAGCAAAATGGGTCGATAGACCAAAAGTACTCAAATTCGTGTTCACCACCACAGCCGCCAAGCTCGCGGTGGTCTCCCTGCCCTTATCCTCAAACGCCTTCTCAATGACATGAGGAGAAGGGCCAGTCAACATCAGCAAGTTCTGCCACACAATCGCCTGGAGCTTGGGATCCACTTTCGTGGATCCGAGCTCTTCAACAACAGCAACTGATGTGGCCGAACTTATATTCTCCTGATACTGGGAAACCGTGGAATACGATCCCCTTCTCAAACAAGCTTCCTCGTACGATATCTTGCGAGACATCGCATACGCAGAAACTACTGCAGGAGGCAGTAACGTTGACTTGCCCGAACCAGCCTTGGAATTACTCATAATTAACAAGGCTGAGGGCTTGACACTTCCAGTCAGTTCATTGACTTCCATGGCCTTGAGAAAGTCCTCTAACTTCCTCATGCCAACATCAAGTCTGACTCCAGCAAAGTTCAGTCCTCGAGACTTCGCTACAATCGCCGCATGCGATCGCAGCCTCTCAAGCAACAAAACTGCACACTCACGCTGAATCAGGATTCCCGAAAAGTTCTTAGCATCAAGAACCTTGGGAACTCTCTCCAAGTCCAACGTGAGAGCATCGCACACACCACTGCGCGACACACTCAATCTCTCAACAAAGTCACTGAAACTCGTCGCGTTCCAGAAACTCGCAATAATCGAGGACAAAATATCGGCAAAAGACATCGACATATCAATCACCGACTGCCTCATTATGGCTACCACACTCTTTGTGTCGGTACCATCAAGTCCTAACAAGCTCATGACCACACCAGCGGCCACAAGCTGCAGGAATCCCCCAAAAATCTTGGGGGCCGCATCGCCTAAACCTTGAGCCGTCGCCACAGTATTACCCATGGCTTCGGAAATCATCACTAGAATAGCATCATACACAAATCGCAATTCCAGTTCCCCTCGCTGACCATGCAGCGAGGACACTCCAAGCATCGCGTCACTATAGTTGCCCTTCAACAAAGACTTGGAAATACGGTAGTATTCCACCAACACATTGGTGGAAATCTCCATACCCATATCACGAAAGGCACCTGCAACAACATTGGCCCCTCCAAGGACCATCGACACTTCCAGAATGTCTTGCCCAAGACCTTGAGCCCTGGCGGGCTCCTTCTTCAGGGCAATCACGCGCAAAACGCACTGCAAGGATCTGTCATCAAATTTTTCAGGAGCCTCATCAGGCTCGGTCAATACAGATCCTATAGGCACGTAATGCACGTTAAAAGCCTTCAGCCGTTTCCCCCATCTGTGGGGACTCCAGCAAGGCTCGTGCGAAGGCGCGGCAGGGGGCCACGCATCGCTACCATCATCATCTAGCCACGAGCTATCATACGCGTCGTTACATTCCTGCCTAACTTGCAGGACACGACGTGCGCGACTAGCAAAAGTTGATGCCAACATAGCCCCGTTACAATATGACACCACCAGCTTTCTCGCCGGCGGGGTCACGGGACTTACGGGCACGCCCACCACAGGGTGTGGTGGGGTCTTTGCTCGCGACTCTCCAATCACTTTTGGTTGTGGGGCTGCCACTTCTCGTTTTGGTTGCGGGGCTTCCGCATCGTATGAGTCAAATCTGATACCGGTGTCTGTCATGGCGCAGTAAAGCTAGGCAAAAGTTGGGTATCAGGTCCGATCTCCCCCTCTGAATCGGGGCCCACTGTAGTTCAGTCGTTCACACTGTCAAATTATTATTTAGTTGACCTCGGGATGAGTTTAGCACTCCTAGGTGACTTTTACTACTGCGAGACTAAAACCCTTAACCTGGGGCACCGGTTTTCTTGGCCGGTTTGGCACCCCCGCTTCTATCGCCCCCCAAGGACACGTGGTTCGCTCAACATGAGCTCTACACGTGCCCCGTCAGGGCCGAAATACCGTGTTTATAAGTTGACGGTCATCAACTATCCATTTCCAGTCGCGTGCCGCACGGTGGAATTTTGGGTCACTCAGACGTATTTATTGGTTTCTTATTTGTTTTTTAAATTTTACTACAAAGAAATTCCAGTCTCACATGAGACCTTCACAAACGACAGCACAAAAGCTGTCTAACACGTTCTGCTATAGTCATATATTCAAGTCCACTACGAGGTGGATCTCTCAATATTACGGCAGAAAACATCTCTCGTCTACACTCCTTTTGAAGCATCAATTGCAATGGTTGGTATTACCTACATTACAACAAATACTCCTACTCAGAATGATCAAC